TCCGCCAGGCGTAGAGTTTGCTTTGTCTGCAGTCTTTGCAGCACCTGCTTCGTTTGCCCAGTCTGAGTACTCTGCATGGTTTGCACTGTAGGAACGAATCGCTTCGGTTGACTGTCCATGGAATGATCCATAGAATGCAGCACCCGAATAGAACGGAAGGTCTCCCAGTGGCCCCATGTATACCGGCCCTGTGAACTCTACCTGTTCTCCACCAATTATCCCTTTCATACCAACAACAGATATTTCGGTTGCTTGAATGTTTGCCTGTAATGAAGACACAGAGAAGTTTTCCTCAGAAGAGACTTGGAAATAGTTTCCGGTAAAAAACTCCATCTGAGCACCAACGTTGACCTTATTATATCCTTTAATAATGTGGTCATTATTACCCAGTACAACATCAACCTTATGCTCAAGCGTTTTGTTTGTTGCAGTACCCTTGGTTTCATATTGAGTATTTGCACCAACAACAGTCTCTATATTCTTGCGTATACTGTTGAACGAATTCCCTTGTATGTTTAGGTTGTAGTCACCCCCAACGTTAACATTATAGTCACCTTGAACATCTAGGTTTAAATCTCCCTGATAGTGCATCTTACCATTACCTTCAATGATAATGGTTTGATCTCCACCAGTGACTTCTACTCTGTTCTTCAGAGCGGATATAACTACAGAACCGTCAGCACGGACTTCTACTCCCGCACCCTTACGATGTTTGATGAGAATGCGTTCACCGCCAGGCGTATCATCATATGAGATGACGTGACCGGATGAAGTCTCCTTTACTTGGTTGAATGGAAAACGAGACGGTTCTTGATCTTCTAGATTCAGATCTGTGTTTTCAACACCACCACCAAGATAAAGGTTCTCTACCTTGAGACCACGAGCGGATCTATTAATAGAAGATCCATAGTAGTATTCTCTCTTGGGATACTCACCAGTAGGATCTTGAAACCCATCAATAGGTGCACCTTCGGTGTTTTCTATCGCTTCGTTGTCACCTATCTTTGTCTTTTTAATCGTCGTTGTCATACTGGTTTCTTCTTAACTAAGTCCGATAGTGATACAGATGCGTCCACTAAAAGATTTTCATATATTGATTTCTTACCAAACAGATTCTCTACATAAGACCCTACATCAAAATAAGGATCAGGAGATTCAGGATCAATATCATTGTGACCCAACACTTGACCGCCAGGCACTTTCTGATAAAATGCTTCAAGTAATGCCTCTAGAGTTTTCATCTGTGCTTGTGTGTAAGATGATGCAGACAGATTTAGACTTGGTGCATCTGCTTCAGTAGGAACATTGATACCACCGACTAGACACACATCAATACAATTTTGTTCATGTCCATTGATTTTACTTGCATCACTAAAATCGTCTATTGGTTTTCCTCTCTGCAGTCTACCATCACGTCTGATCACGAAGTGATACTGTAATCCATCATGTCCTGCCTCGTTGTGTCTGAGGTGAATTTCCTCTGAACCTATATTTGCATTTGTGTAGGTATCGGATGCATGGATAATTACTTCAGAAATTTTTCTGGTGATTTGACTGAACTCAAGTCCAAGTTCTTCTTTAGAGTCTACGTAAGTAAATGATTCTGTCGCAGCACCAATATACCTGTTGACCAGTTCTGCAAGATCTGTATCTTCTGTATAGAAATCTCCTACCTCTGCGGCAATTGATCCGGAGATAGTAGTATCCACTTTATCCAGTGCACTGTCTATTTCAACTATAGATCCCGCTACTTTTTCTCTTTCTGCTTTAGGAACGCCTTTCTCAATTGCTTTTCTATCTATCTGTGCAGTCAAATCTGCGATATTATCTACATTTTTTACATCAACTTCCTGAATCGCATCTCGCATTGCGGGCGATAAGGTCGGATCTGCACCAAGAATAGTCTTTGCTGCTTTGGCTAGGTTAGCATCACCACCTTCTAGAATATCTTTAATAACACCTTCAACGACATCTCCTGCTATACCAAAACCCGGCAGAATATCGTTCAACAGATTACCTACGCTTCCCGTCAGATCTTCGAATAGATCTTGTGCAGCACCAAATCCTGTATCAATATCAGGTAGAAGACCACCGACAAAATCACCAACATCATCTATAAGGTCATCAACAAGGTCACCAATACCACCTGCTAAATTACCAGTCCCTCCAATCAATGCACCTACAGCCGCACCAATGGCAGTATCCGTACCTATACTTGTTGCGTTACCGACAGTTTCGGCAAGATCAGATGCCTCAGTACTTGCATATTCTGATACTGCAGTAATACTGGACAGTAGATCTGTCTTCGCAGAGTCAAGACCTGTTTCGTCTGGTGTATCAATGAGGGTTGGTAAATAACCTTTAAAAGTTTGACCAAACCGATTAGACCAACCATGAGTAAAGTCAACGATTACCTCATCATCTGTGATCTCCCCATCATCATTGAAGTCATATTCAAACCCTGCCCAAGGAGGCCCAGTAATAGCGAAGTTTATATAAAGATTTCCCATGTCTTGAGGTATGCACCAAAATCGAGATGTTCCATTTTTTAATTGTCTTTGCGGAACACCGGCATCTATCTGTTCTTGAGTGAAAATACTGCCTTCTTCTACAGTTCTTGTAAAAATCTCATCGTCATGAGTCCATCCCCATCCATATGGGTTAGGATCTGAGGATCTCCATTCTATAGGACGTGGGTCGGGAGCGCCCTCTCCTTTAAATTTAAACCCCATTACGGGATCAGTGCCCGGAAATTCAGATATCCAACATCTAAAGTAGTGCTTGGGAGCAGTGCCAGGCATGTTATTCCACACCTGCATGAATGCAGCAACTCTTTTGTCCAATTTGTGGGGAGGAATTATATGTAACAATACACTATTAATAAATCCTTCAGATTTTTTAATCCTCATTCCGTGCACCTGAGTGCCATGACTATTATAAAGTTTAGACTTAGCAAAGTAATCTAGTGTCATTTCATCTGCAAACGGATATTTAATTTTATCCTTCATTGCACGAACTTGTTTTAAAAATAAATCAGGTACACCGCCTGGCTGTGCAGAAGTTTCTGAAGCGACACTTGCAATAGATTCTATCAACTCTACCTTTCTATCTGTTGATATACCGATAGCAGTAGTTAATTGATCTACTGCCGCACCACCTAGTGCAACTATATCAATCGCTTCTTCGGGAGGATTTACTCCAGTAATGTCTACGCCCAGTACAAGACCTGATTTAGGTTCTTTGGATGCGGGTTCTGGTTGTGACGTATTCGCAGTACCATCTGAGTCTACAGGATCATAATTACCACTACCGTCAGAATCAGGAGCATTCATTCTACCAGTATGTTCTACACTAACTAGATCAAAACTAGGAACAAAATCGGATTGGTTTGTTACTTTGACCAACTGTCCTGCTGTGGATTTACCACCCGTGGTTGTCATTTGGTCTAGACTTTGTATACCTTTAAGACTAGTGCCAACCTTGATACCAAGAGCAGTTACGTTTTTAGCAGTTTTAACGTCCTGTGCCTTCTTAATTTTTTTCTGAATTTCATTAAGAGATTGTTCAGACGTTTTTGCCTTTGCTGCTAGTGCCTGATTAATTGTATCAATAGATTTAGACATTACTTACCATCCGAATTTTTGAAATCATTGTATACCATTTGTATTGATCCAGCAAAGTCTTCTTTGTGAGGTGCGTAATAACGACTGAGAATATCAGGAAGATTCTTGGGTTTACTCTTATCAATAACATCGCAATTTAAAATTCTACTGTTTGCTTCAATGTGTGTAGTATTTAGTTCATATAAAATGAACGACAATTGACTAGTGAATCTTATCCATTCTCCAGTAAACGCCTTGAGTCTAGCGAGTCTTTCATTATTCCACATCATCAATCCAGTGCCTTTTACAAGATCTTCGCCTAGTCTAAATCCGAAGTTCAACTGATTGATTACACCAACAATAGCACATGCTTGTTTTAGAGTGTAGTTATTAGACATAAAGAACTTGACAGATGCCGCCAGTCTTGCATCTCGATCACCAAGGTCTGGTTCGAGGTCATCAATTGCAGGATCATCTCTGTCAAGAGCAGCAATCGATAGGTTGTAAAAATCGATATCGGGATTGACTCTTTCAAGGAGATCTTGGAAAGCAAGACTCTGTTGTACCGCACTAGGATACTCTGTTCGAGGAAGAGACCCAAGGACTAAAGGAACTTGAGACTCTTTACCATCCATAAAGAATCCAAACACCAATGCACCTGCTTCTAGTCTTGGTGATGTACCCAATCCAGATACTCCACCTTCAGTCGATGGCAATACTACTTGTGCCCAAGGTAGGTCATTCTGTTTTACTTCTCTGGTAGATGGATTGTGTATCCCGTGTATACGCACACGTACACGACCCTCATATCCATACGGAGGAGATGCATCAATCACGTCAGCAATAAACCAACGCATTTTGTCACCGTAATAATCGATCATTCAAATACCTCATCGTTTGGGCCTTTCTCAAACTTAAAAACTGTCATTGCAACATCGTGTCGAGTGTCTTTAAAGGTATGTCTTGTATTGTAAATAATAAAGTCTCCACTACGTAACGCATCAAGTGGTTGAGGTGAGTCCGGATCATTATCGTCGCTCAGAACGTTGATTCTAATTCTGTCACCAACTGATCCTTCAGATCTAATGAATCCCGGCCCCGGCACGGTTACGTCAAACATATTTTTAAATATAGCGTTTCGGTATGCCGCTGCTTCAACCTCTTTCAAGTAGTTACCACTGTTTACCTCATCGTGTAGACTTTTCTTGTCACCGTATACTCCACGTGAAACTACTTTATGATACGCTTGTGCATCTAAGTTGTGCAGGTAGTCTCCTTCTATGTTCACTGTAGAACCATTAGAGAGTTCTAAGTCTATATCAGGGGTCTTGTACAGATCATTGTACACGTTTTGTTTGGTGATGTCAATCACACCTGCTTCGTCTGCCTTACCCAGAGATCTATAGAAACTGTAGTGTTGGGAAGTAGTTCTTCCGTTTGAAAGATCGGTAACTGTATATCTGGCACCGAGACCACCTGCCATCAGTTGTTTCATGGTATTCTGTATTTTAGATGTTTTCATTGTTTGTACTTGGAAGTACTGAAAATCAGGATTAGGATTCTCTTCTTGTTTCTGTGTATTTGATGGTGAGAAAAGATACGGTATTTGATCATTCCATGCTTTCTGTTGCAACATTTTTTCGAGTGTACCTAGTCTTACTTTTTCATCGTGAATAGATGCATATAAAAACACAGGCATACCTAACTGTGTTGTAGATTTCGATACCAACCATTGAGCAGCTTCAAGTGGATGCATGTATGGGATGATGCCTTTGAAATTTGTTTTTATAATTGGAGTAGCGGGTGTTCCATCCCCGTGTTTGCCTGGGGGTGTCTCTTCTATATACGATAGATCAACATCCTTACCGCACTCATTACCAACCAACTTCAATATCTCAATTTTTAGATCGTCTTTAATCGCTCTTGATATAAGTTTACTCTTACTGACTACTGCGTGTTCGTCCATAAAGGACAATACATAGATGGACGATTGTCCGGAGTTAGAAGACTTGACTGCAGTGTCTATACCTGTTAGTATAAACTCTCTATCCATAACTATTTCACCATTTTCTGCATCCGAAAGTTCAGTCAACATTTTGATTTTCAGTTTTTCTGTACCGGAAAAAGACAGTCCATCAAAGATCGCTTTATCATCTGATATTGCGATTTGTCCAGTTACATAAGGTTTGTCTAGTGATTCAAAAACCACTAGTTCTACAATCATTGGCTTGATATCAATAAAGAAATTAGTCAATCTAGAGGAAGTTATACTTGCCTCTTTGTATTTAAACTGTTGTTGTCTTTCCATTACTGTCTCATTAATTCAGCAAATCTAAGAGCGATACCTTTAATTGAACTAGGTTTAATCAACTTGATCTGTCTCAACTCCTCATTCTTTTGAGTCAAATAATCCTTCATAGTGATTTCAATCGCACCCGCAGGTTTCGTTTGACTCAAAGGATTAATGTCTATCCAATTACCATCCGCATCTTCGTAGTGATGAGTGCCAAGATATTGTGGCATCTCTCCGTACACAATCATTGACGTTTCTGTTCCTGCAGGGTTGAGGTATGAGAGTTCTTCCCCTGTTACAAAAGTACCGTCCGTGAGGTTCTTAGTGTTTAAGTAATACGTCAACTTATATGTAGAGGTAGGATTGAAAGGAATATCACTAACCGTAGCCTTTCTTCCAAATGGATCGATAGTGACTCTGAATGAAGTAACCAGAATATCGTCTTGCAATAAAGACCACAATAAAGGACTTGCAAAAGTCTCTGCCTCTTGTACGTCTGTTCTTTCCAATTCAACAATACCATTAGAATTTGGTGTGACCACTTGATCTTGAACTACAGATTCAGTAACAACGTTCTCTGTATCGATAACAAAAGTACCAAGTGCAAGATCACGTTTAATAATACGTCCTCTGGTAGTTGTTTGGTTACCTGTAACTATTGACCCGACTTCAAACTGATCAGGATCTTGTCCGACAATTTTAGTTCTAAAGATGGGTTTGTTGTCATCATCGTAGTAATCAACCACGTCCGGTTGTTGCAGTTGTACTGTGACCATACGATGAGGATATCTTTTCTGAGCAGCACCGTGGACTTCATTTACTGTTAGTGGCCATCCGTTCTCACGTATGTGATCGTTTACTAAGAAGAATGTCCAGTAATAATCGGTAGTTCCGTAAATTTTAAAAGAGGTCTGATCAGGTCTCTCATTTACTGGGATAGTATAGTCTTCTAAAAAAAGATCCCTATCCTTGATCTCATCGATCAAGTCAACATATTGAGTTATGTTGGTAAACAGTGAGTACGAGTTCTCGTTTCCAAACTTATAAAGTACAGGTTTAAAGTTACTGAAGTATGCCATTAAAATCCTTCCTCAATTTTTTCACGAGTGAGTGCTCTTGTCTCTTGGAAATTAAGAGTCATGTCTACTTCCAAGAAGTGACCGTCCGAGTGCATTGACATTGCACTAGCGTTGTACGTAGTAGAAACGTCTCTTAGATAACAGTCTTGAATTTTCATTAGTCCCGGCAAAGGTTCTCCATCATATTCAAATTCGATCCTAAATTTATTCGGAAATCTGTAACCAAGAGATTGCTCTTGATCACCTATTGTTACTGAAATGTTGGCAGGATATAATTCAGTTCTGAGAAACTTGATAATGTTCTTGACTTCATTTGCCTCTCGTTGTGACCGTGCAACAAACTTGAATGCAAATGCAAACTCACGAATGTTTGGTTGCTTGAATAGAACACGAGAGTTAGGGTTCAGAGTAACACCACCTGCAAGTTTCTGTACCGCTTGTGCTTCTGCCGCAAACGTACCAAACTTAGATGCAAGTTGAATACCTGCAAGTTTCGCAACGTCTGCACCCGATCCTCCTGTCAATCCACTTACAAAAGATCCAACCCCTTTTGTCATAGACTCCGCAAATCCCATTCCACCTTCCATCATGGCACCAGTGGCACCAAGGTCAAAGTTCTCGTAGGTTACGTTATCACGGAATGCTAGACCCGCAGGTAGATAGAGTTCGATTGAATCATTAGATATATCAACTGTACTGGATTGAGTAGAAGCTGATTGTAGACCCTTAAACTCATCAAGGTTGCCTTGTAGAGTTCTAATTTGGTTTCGAATAGCAGCGAGTTGTTCTTTGAACTGAGTTTCACTTTGATCTTCGTTCGCTGCTTCTGCTTGAATTTCTTTGTACTGTTTTTGCAGTTCTTTTATTTCATTTTGGGTTGACTCGATTTGCTTTTGCAAGGCACCACCCGCCAACTCTCCAGTAGATTTAGTTTCTACTAAAGAGAAAATCACTCGTGCTTTGTAGTCATCCTCGTTTTCAAAAGGATAATGAAATCTTCTGCCGCCATTAGCGTTTGTGTTAGGATCGGTGTTTGATGACTGTCCCAGTATATCTGCCATGTTAGAGTTCCAATAAATAGATGTATAAAATACCTGAAACTATTTATATGAAAACATACAAGGGAATATACAAAATTAAAAATCCCCAGAAATATAGAGGGGATGCAGATAATGTTGTCTACCGTTCAGGGTGGGAACAGAAGGTCATGATCTGGGCAGACACTTCTCCGCAAATAGTGGAGTGGTCTAGTGAAGAGGTTATTATACCATACTTATGCGAAACAGACAAGAGAATGCACAGATATTTTGTAGATTTTTTAGTACGGTTCAAAGATGGTCGCACGGTATTGGTCGAAGTCAAACCTGCAAAAGAGACATTACCACCCAAATCAGGTAGGGGTGTTGCTCGTCAGAGAGTACTTAATGAAGGATTGACATATATAAAGAACGTATCTAAATGGAATGCGGCAAAAGAATTCTGTAAAGACCGTGGTTGGCACTTCGAAATCTGGACAGAGAATGAATTACGTAAGATGGGACTACTACCCAAACCCATGGGTAAGAAACCCTTCAAACCATTGAAGAAGATGAAACCCTACAGGAAACCTAAGAAAAAGTGAATAAAGTATTTTTTATCGGTATGAATCGCATTGCGACAAAATCGTTTTCGCATCTATTTAAAGACTCAGGATACAGATCATTCCATTACAGTTGTATGGACACAATGACAGGTCAGTCCATCATACTTGCACAACAGATGCAGAACAATCTGGATGAATTTAGACCCGTCATGCACGGTATGGACAAAGCACACGTCTATAGTGACATGTTCTGGCACAGAGAAAATGTCTGGATTGATGGTGTTAAGATGTATCGTGAAATACAGAATCAACACCCAGATGCCTATTTTATTTTACAAACAAGGGATATGGACGCATGGTTACTTAGTAAAGAAAACCATAAAGGGGGAGCGTACATTAAACGTTGTCAACAGTTTCATCAACTTGACCGACAGTATATGCTCGACTGGTTCAAGTACGACAGAGAACAACACGAAAAGGCAGTGCGTAAACATTTCCTTGGATACGATAAGTTCCTTGAGTATGACCTTGACAATGACCCTATCACTAAATTGATCGACTTCTTGAAACCAGAATTTTTCTTGCAGGAAAAGTACTGGGGACACTATAAATAAACATATAAATAAAAGAAGAGTTTTTAAGGGATAGTAGATGTCAGACATCTTTAACAGATTAAGTATTCAAGCGTTTCGTTCGGGGATTACTCCACGTACCGAAGAATCACGTAAGTGGTTCTTGAAGAAAGCGCAGAATATGAGAAGCATCAATCGTGAAGCGTTGATGCAAGAAGATCCTCTCAAGTCGAGATCTAAACAGATCGTTGGCGGGATGTTCATGTTCGGATATGATCCCAAACACAAAGACACACTACCATACTATGATGTGTTTCCGTTAGTGATAGTACTTGGCCCGGCAGAGGGAGGATTCTTAGGATTGAATCTACATTACCTACCTCCAAAGTTGCGTCTTTTATTCTTCTCTAACTTGATGGATATTCAGGGTAGTAAGTTGAGTGAAAATGATAAGTTCAGTTTGACTTATCGTACACTAAAGAAAGCGTCAAACTTGAGATACTTTAAACCGTGTATTAAGCACTATTTGAATGCTCAAGTAACAAGTAAGTTCGCAGAAGTACTTGCACCAGAGTGGGAGATTGCAGTGTTCTTACCAACCGCACAGTTCCGTAAACGTTCTAGTGCAAAAGTATTCTCAGATAGTAGGCAGATGATAGGATGAGTTTAGATAGAGCAGGATTCGGTATAGAGACACTGAAGGCACAGATTACTCAGTCGGGTGGTCTTGCAATGAAGAATCAGTTCATGGTAGAACTACCACAACTTGAGTCTTTTCCTATGGACATTCGAGAACTGGATGTCATGTGTCTGACTACATCATTGCCTGGCAGACAGGTAATGTCGCAAGAAGTTACCGTGGGTACGACACAAAGAAAAATTGCAAATGGTTTTGCAACCACAGATATGAGTATGACTTTCTTAGTTGCAAATAACCACATGATACGTCAATACTTCGAAGCATGGCAAAACGAAGCACATGACCAAACAGAGAAAACTGTAGGGTACTTCGAAGATTATACATATGACGTGAAGATACATACAATAGAAAGAGGACTGAGACTTGCCTTGTTTAAAAAACAACTGGGTTTCATGGACAACGTACCTAGTGTTATCAAGAATAGACTTCCTGATCTAGGGCCGGTTGATCTCTCTCAGGGTGAGATAGACTTAGGTGCATCTTTCCCTATGAAACAAACATACACGTGTACACTCTTTGAGTGTTACCCGACTTCGTTACAAGAACAAGCGTTGAGTAGTTCGGATGAAGGATACATGGAACTCACCGTCCAACTCTCTTACACTGATTTTGAAAGTAAAGCAGGTGAATTTACTAGTGAAGGTGAATCTTTTGGTCGAGGCGTTGCTGGCGCAGTCGGCGGTTTGATTGGCAGAGCACTTGGTTAAATTTAATTATTAATATATTGGAGAACACATTATGGCATTACCCAAGTTAAACGAGTCCCCGAATTACAGTACGACAATTCCGTCTACGGGGCAAAAGGTGACGTTCCGTCCATACCTAGTCAAGGAAGAAAAGGTATTGATGATTGCGTTTGAGACAGGAGATCAGAACCAATCGCTTCAGGCGATTTGTGATACACTAGAAGCATGTATCTCTGAGGAAATTGATGTAAGGAATCTTTGTACATTTGACATTGAGTATCTGTTCACACAGATTCGATCTAAGTCGGTGGGTGAGACAGCAAACATTACTCTTCCTTGTTCTGAATGCGACAAGAGGACAGAGGTTAGTGTTTCGTTGCAGGATATCAATATCGATGTGGGTGACGTTGAAAACACAATTCAGTTGACCGACAGTATTAGTATTCAGATGAAATACCCTTCGTATGCACAGGTTCTCAGTCTAGATCTCGCTAATGCGAACGACACTGAAGTAGGATTCAACATGATTGCAAAGTGTATCTCTGCAATTTTGACTGAAGAGGAAAGGATTGATACCAAAGATGTCAAGGAAGATGAAGTCATGTCATTCATCGAACAGATGACTGCGGATCAGTTCAAGAATGTGACACAGTTCTTGCAGGACATTCCAACGTTGAACCAAGACGTTGAATATGTCTGTAACAGTTGTGGTCATGAAAACAAAACCAGACTTAAAGGGATTAACGATTTTTTATCATAAACCTTTCTCACGATAATTTGGTCAATTACTATAAGACCAATTTTTCGTTGATGCAACACCACAATTATAGTTTGGCAGACATTGAAACAATGATGCCGTGGGAAAGGGAAATTTATGTCGCTATGTTAATCGACTGGGTGAAGGAAGAAAATGATCGTATAAAACAAGAACAGATGAAGCACGGATAATAAAATGGCAGTTAGAAAAACAAAATCGTTCAGTGCTGTTCTTCAGGGGGTTAAGAAGGGAACTTCTATTGGTAACAGACCTAAGAGAATGAAGACAATGAACAAGTCAAAGAAAAGATCTTATAAGCTGTATAGAGGTCAAGGGAAATAAGAGATGGCAGACAACGAAAAGTTGATTCAGGCAATAGATTCGTTAAGGTTTGAGAACGCTCAATACCATGACGAAAACTATCTGAAGCAAGGTAAGCAAGTAGCTAACTCAGAGGTTACCGTCAAACTTATGGCGGAACTTGTTGATGAGTTTCGTCAGGGCAGAATTGACGATAAACTTGATGCCGAAGAACGAAGACGTGACGCTGCAAAAGATCAAGGATCTGAAGGGCCAAGACCACCCGACAGAAGTAATCGAGATGACACTGACGTTGATTTTGGACTCAGTGGAATCCTTGCTACTGTTGCAGGAATTGGTGCCGCAGTTGCAGGATTTGCAGTAGGTCTAGTTCAGGGTGTTTCAAATATCTTCAAACTTGCCACTGCAGCTTTCCGTACACGTCTTACCGCCATCTTTGCACCAGTGACTAGATTTGTCGATGCAATTACAGATGTATTTGGTAAACGTGGTTCGTCACAATTCCTCAAAGGAAACACCTACAAAACTCTAGGGAATCTGACCAAGTACTTCCGTGGTTTCGCAGATATCATCAAAAGCGTTGAGACTCGTTTCGCTAGAATAGGTGCTCAGATCACACAGTTCAGTAGAACCGTTCGTTCGTATGCAGGAATGCTTACAAACGTTGTTAAGGATTTTGGTAAATTAAAACTCAATCAAATCGGGGCGGCGTTCTCCAGATTCACACAAGGTATTGTAAACTTCCAGAGATCTGTTGTTAAATATATGACGTTCGGTGAGAACAGAGCGATAACCGGACTCTTAGAAAAGATAACCAAACCAGTCAAGAATTTCATAAACGGTTTACGTGGTGTTGGTGAAAGCACCAGTAAAATTGCTAAGACCATGAAATCTTTCTTTGGTGCGTTCAAAGTGATTGGACGATTCGTTGCATTCCCTCTTACTGTAGTAATGGGTTTGATCGATTCCTTCAAGGGCGCAAGAGACAATATGGAAGGCAGAGTTGGTGCATTCGATAAAATTCTTTCTGGTGCAATCGGTGCAATCGCAGGACTTATTAAAGGTCTTATTCTAGTACCGATTGATCTACTCAAATCTGGTATCTCTTGGGTCGCCAAAAAACTAGGGTTTGAGAACTTTGCTAACTTACTTGACTCGTTCAGTTTCGCAGACTCCTTTATGGAATTCACTTCACGATTGACAGATGGGTTCATATACACTTTCAGAAATGCCATTGACAGTATTATGAAACCTTTCGAAGATGGTGTAGACTTGGGTTCTATTCTTGAGTTTGTGGTCACCCTACCCTATAAGATAGTAACTAGTCTTCTTGATTTAACTAAGTCTGCTGTCGGTTCATTGTTAGGTTTGTTTGGTGCAACAGATGCAGAAGAAGCACTAGGATCATTTAGTTTCACAGACATGTTTGATAGTCTGATCCAGTTCGTAAAGGAACTACCGACCAGATTGGCAAATGCATTGTTAAGTTTCTTCGAAGATCCAATAGGTGCCATCAAAGACGGTCTTCAGATTGCGGGTGACTTTGCAAGTATGGCAGGGGCAAAAATTAAAAGTCTATTAGTAGGTCTGTTACCAGACCCAGATAGTCTTGTAGCAAATCTAGTACCGGACGCTCTTTATGAATGGGCAAATGAATCACCACCTGCTCCACCTGAACCTGTAGTTGCAGACGTACCTGCTACTGAGACACAAAATCCAATATCCAGATCAGAAGAACCACAAGAAATTCGTGGGGTAGATGAAGATGGTTTTGAATACATCGAACGTAGAAGACCCGCTTCTATGGATAGACCCGCCAGTACTGCGATTGCAGGTACTAGGGATATTTACGGTGAAGAGTTTATTGATCCGGTAACAGGAGAGTCAAGAAGACAGACTGTCTTTGAAGCGGATCCACAGATTGCGGCAAAACTACAGAAGGACAATGATGAGTTCTTTGCAGAGATGGATCGACTTGAGGCGGCAAAAAACACTAGGGGTCAAGACTTAGATCAGATGTCTAGAACGAATGCTCAGGCAGCTTCTTCAGGAATGAATGTTGTGGTGAGTGCACCAAATCAGACAAGTACGACTACAAACAATTCAAATACTGCAGCCATAATAGACCAAAACCTGCCAACCGTGGATACGAATGACAGGTCTTGGTCGATGGGATCTTACGCTTAAAGAACAGTTAGCAACTCTTCAATCAGGGTTGCTTTCTTCTTACGTCTATCCAACTCTACTCCGTTCTCTCTACCCAACTCCTCAAGTTGTACCTTGGTGAGTTTTGCAAGAGACTCAGCAGTGTGGGTTGGTTCGGAAACCTCATCAACCACCACTGCTTCGATAGGAGCAAAGATTTTCTTAAGCCAATTAAACATAGTGTATCTCCTTAGTCTTCTTGGGCCATTTTAGCGAAGTAGGACAGAGTGTCCTCTTCATCATCTGTTGCTCCAACTGAAGGTTCAGGGGCGGCAACAATTTCAGGTTCAGGTGCAGATTTACCTACACTTGACTCTGCAGTCTGAGTCAAAGACTCATTCTTCGCAGTCACATTAGATCCTACCGCAGTACCTAGTACTAGACCAAGACGTGCTTCCAGATCAGCGTATGACTTGAAGTTTGCAGGATCGATGAACTCATTCAGATCGTACTGTTGATTGTACGTTGCTTCGAGTTTAGTCTCATCCGCATCGAACAATGCAGAAGTAGATTTGAACTCCGACTTATCGTAGTTACGATAACCGGCAACGTTACGGATCTTCAGTTCGAAGTCTGCACCATTCCAAAAGTCGAATGGATTGATGGGTTCTTCGCCCGGAAATTGTGGTTGCATAAGATCCATGATCTTATCAAAAATCTTCTTACCAAATTCATAGTAGAAGACTTTACCGTTATTGGCAGGGTTAGCAGGATCGTTCACAACAAGGATGTTGGACACGTAGTGTAACCTACGCTTCTGCTTACGAGCAGTTTCCTTATCTTCTTCGAGTCCTGTGTTCCATAGACGTGAGTTGAGTTCGGATACAGGATCCTTCTGACCAATGGTAGTCAACGACTTCTCGATGTACCACTGACCTTGAGGGCCTTTGAATCCATGATCCCAATAACGTACCCATGGGGTTTCCATACCTTCCACTGCAGGAAGGAAACGAATAACAGCATAACCATTACCGCTTTCATCGACGGTTGGTTTCCACTGACGTTCGTCTACGTACTTATTGGTTTGTTGTTTCTGACCAGACGCTTCTTGTGCAGCGTTGACCAATTTTGAGATGTCGGCAGACCGACTTTTTAGGTTAGCAAAAGACATATTTTTTCTCCAGTATGTGCAGTATATGCAGTTTATTTACAATTGTTTTCAGCGTATTTTCACTTCAACATAATCAGTATAACTTATTTATACTCAAATGTCAAGCGTATTTTGTTTTTCTAGAAAATTTAGCGACATTGCTTCACTCTCTAGACGTTCCACAATTGAGGGTGTAAGATACTTCTTAACATCCTCAACTTCCATTTTGTTCTCTTCACATAAGTGAACAATGGTATCTATATAACTCAGACCGCTACGTCTGACAGTCATCTCCACCATCTTCGAGAACCTCTTCCGGTTCATAAAGTTCTCCTCCTGTTCGGGGGTTTCCTTTTGGTTCGGAAGCGTAAACTCTATCGTCATGTTCTTTCATCTCCTTTGTGTACTCGCCACAGTCAGAGTAGAAATGACCTATAGTTCTTTTGGGACGACCATCAGGATAAAAAGCCATGGTGTACACAAAGGTATTCATCTTACCCTCTCTGTGTCTACCATAACGATGGTCTAACCAAATACTACTCTCAAGGTAACGTTTCATATTAGAAAGATAGACTTCTAATATCTGATATTCCAACCTCTCCTTCGAATCTTTGGAAAGGCGCTGTTGTTTCTTAGCACGAAGTTCTTCACCAACTTCTTTGATCCATCCCTTCACCTTTTTCCAGTGTAGGGGATGATCTTCGTCCATCTCTCTAAGAATAGGATGAACTGACTTTGAACCGTCATGTCCACGAGCGAGTCGTGCTTTGGCAAGTCTTTCACTTGCCGCCGCACGTTGTTCATCACTCATTGGTTTGCGTTTTTTACGCAAGGTAGGAGTTTTCTTTAAACCCATGACTCACACCGATACTCCACTAAATTTTCGACTCGAAACGATCTCCAGTCGTTGACCTCAAGATCAAACAAAGTAACGAGGGTCACGTTATCGTCTGAGATACCGGAACCCTTTGGATGTTTCTCTTCAGGTACTAGATCCATCTTACGAGTCCCACGCATATTGCGTAAGTCTCCGTTGACTTTCCTAAACTGAAGATCTACGATCCCGTCTTGGAGTGCTTCAAGAATTCCTTGCCTCTTCGATTCTAGCGACTTCGCCTTCATCATCTCCGGAGTCATCTCCGAGTCCATCACTTGTTCCATTATCTTCTCCTTTAGCTTGAGCATCTGCATGAAGTTCTTTGACCCACTGGTCACCCTCATCGTAGTAGACGATCATACGCTCATTCGCAATGATCAACTCTTCGATATTCTTCAATTCCTCTTCCGGAGCCTTATCCTTCATTCGTTCTTGAATGTAGATAATGTTCTGGACATAGGTATCTTTCAGAACCGCTTTAGTCTTTTCTAAAGCTTCTTGAAATTCTTTTTCGGTGTACATAAACTATCCTCAATTTGTTGGAGTTCTTTCTCCAATTCAATGTTAAGACGCTTCTGTCTTCGTTTTGCATTAGATTTCTCTACCGCACTACGAATCATTTGAAATCGCAATCTTTTATCCATTATATATGATTATCCTTAACTTGTCAAGTACTCGTGTACTTTATTTTCAAAATCCTTAACAGAGAATGACTGCAGAGCAATTTTCTCAAGATCTCGTGCGAGATCCATGTTAGGGGTATAGTGGACTCCACTCAATCGAAACTTTTTCAGATTCTCATAGAGTGCAGCTTCCATTCCTTCATCACCCTCGAAGGGTGTGTGTCCTGCATACGCAAGATCATAACCAAGTCTACTCATGATGCTTCCTTAAACCATGATGGGGGTTGACGTTTAGTCCACTTCATTTCAAAACGAGACTGTTTAGTCTGGTAGAAGTTCCGGTAGGACGCAACCGGATCTCCTTCAACAATACACTCAGGGTAATCCTTGAATGCAAGTTTGAAAGGGGTGATAGTACCCATCGGAATGTTCACGGGTGGAACACACAGACGTGCACGAAACTTTTCTTCGGACTTGTGTACCTTACCATATCGGTAGGTATACTCTTCGCACAATGCAATCCAGTGTGCATAGTGCCAGTTGTAGTTACCCATGGACTCCATAGTCCACAAGGTAGATGGGTGTCGAGGATGTGCGATCTTGTACAGATCTTCGTTACCTTCGTCACCGTCTAAAATTCTATGTGCAGTACACAACATCTGGCAAGACTCCAACGGCATCTTGACCACGTGCTTATCGCATTGCGATACTGCAGACTCGACTGCTTCAGGGAACGGGTTCTTGCGTTCCGGATCATACTCAATTGCGAAGATGTTCATCTCTCTCCCCTTTATGTTTTTTGTATCCATCTTTGTCCCGCTTCTTACGATCAACGTGAGTAGCGGGACGGTTGAACTTATTCAAGTTCTTTGCGACAGGGTTACTCCTCTTCGGAGTTTTTGGTGTATTTGCCATGGAACGTCTTACCAAACATTCGGTAAGCCTCCTTCTCTTTGACTACGTAGACTTCCTTGAGTCTACCATTCTGACCAACCTGAACGATAGTATCCATATCCACGATACCGTCACGCAACATCATGTTGAGCATCAGGTCATACTTTAGACCAAAGTCAGACTTCATGAGTTCACCGACAGTAAACTTCTTCTTCTCACGTTTGATCTCTTTGTCGATCACAGGTTTCTCACCCAATGCATGTGCAACACGCATATCACATGTCAGATCCATACCCATGAACATAGTACGTTCACCAGTAGAACCATAGACAACGTTAACAGTTTGACGATTACCAATCATAATTACTCCTTACCAAATTGCTCAGTCCAAGCGATAAACACGTTCATCGCCTCGACCTTGCTCATATTAAAAACATCCATCAAGACTCGTGGTGCACCAAACATGTTGATGTCACCAGACTCCCGTAGATCATCCAAAAATTCAAAGTAGGTTTCCATTAGACCTTTCCTCCATAACCAAGTTCACGCATTGCCTTCACAGGACTAGATGCTTTTTCCAACGCAACGTATTCTTCAACAGAAACGTTCTTGACAAGGAAGTTGACCCATGCCTTCCAAGGTTTGTACTTACCGTACTTGAACCTTGCGATAAACTCAGGTTTGGGTTTACCGACCCAAGATGGGTGGCAGTCTGGGTGAACATCTTCCATGTTCCTAGAATTCTCGTGGGCACCTCTGTACATCAAGTACATACCGTCCCAAACAAACTCTTCTTTAATAAATGCAGTCATAATTTATATCCTCACTCTCAATTACGTAGTAATTATAACCCATTTTTAGGATCTTGCCAAGCTTTTTTTGAAAAAAAGTTCACTTTTTTTAGACTTTTTTGCTATTAGAATCCTTGATTCTATTACCATAATAGTCGTGAGTACCCTCTTTCATACCCTTTCTGCGGAACTTTTTGTTCTCATCTACGACTATCGAAGACATAACGGCGAACCATCCCGCAACACCAATAACAACTACATCCCGCAAAAGTTCTAGTAGTTCCATCCCAATTCCCTCTGTGCAGTTGCGATCATATCTTTAACCCAAGATGACGGGGTGCCGGGGATCCTGTCCTCGACCTCTTTGATGATGGCTTCCTCTGAGAAACCCTCATATACCATAGGATCGACGATTTCCTGCAGATCCATAACATAACTTCCAATTTTACTCATAGTATTCTCCTCACTGATCTTAGATCAGTATATCAAATTTTTGAGAGGTTGTCAACATATAAATAAAAGAAAATTGAACAAAAAGGGTATAAATATGAGTGACGATCTATTTGATTTTGGTTTCTCCTTTGCGGATGAATCAGAAATAGAAGCAGTCCAACAGGCAACCCAAAAGGTTGAAACTGTATCGACAGATGCTCAGTCTACTCAAGAGAGACTGGACAGACTATTCAATGCGATACAACCCCTGTTGAACAACTTAAAACAGAATCCTGAAAAGGAATATATTTTGTGGCCAAACCGACTAGATAAGATAGAACAGTTTGAAGACCACATACAAAACATCTATCAAGGGTAATCCATGAATTACAGACAGCGCAACGAGTTGATCGTAACCACACCCAGATCTCCTACGGATACTTCAATTGGTAAGTACATCCACAGAGAGAAAAAACAGACTGAGTGGGGAAGACTTAACTACACTATTCGTGGTGAAGTCAAACAGAATGATCTAGTTCTAAGATGGAAAGACTATTGGTCACATACAGTCAATGATGTGTTCAACTACTGCCCTATGTTCCTCAACTATTTGGCGATCAAAGGATACAAGAAGATCCTCTTTGTTGGTCACTACAACGCTGCTCAGACTACATGGACTATCAACCGAAAGATGGACAGGGTAGTACACAAAACTCCAAGTTATCATTCTTTGGATGACACTATGGTTGATCCTAACATCTGGTTGCAGTTCTTACCTATTGTCCGTATGGCATATGGATACATCGACTTCGAAATGCATACAGTGTCTCCTCCGGAGTCACGTCACCGTAAAGTCATGAATGCACTGTACAAGAGATATAACGTTGATCTAGTGAATTCGGACAAGCAATACAAGAAAGGTAGAAACGTTCAGATCACAACGCCACCTGATACCCAATATGATTGTGTAGTACTAGCAGGTGTTCCTAAAGATAGAGATGACTTAGATATCTCTCATCATCACATTCGTTCTGCATTTGCAGGAGTCTGTACTTCAGATTTTGATATCGTGGATTTCTACTATAGTGCTCTTCCGTTACAGACTGGTGTAGCAGAAGACAACGCCTATTACTTGAATGAAGTGTTTGCGTTGCGTAATGTATGGGATCAGAGATTCAGAGATGAAAACCCTGAAGACAAGGCAATCCAGTACGCAATTCTAGACGATTCGATTCACTGTTATAAGGGAAGTTAATTCCACTCTACGTTCTTAGGTACGTAGTCTTTAATTTTGCGTCTTATCTCTTTATCGAGCGACAGAATCGGAGTAGGTTGTTTTCCTGCTCGTTTGACGTAGAAGTAGTTTGCGTCTTTGACATACGAACCACCCTTACCAGACTTAACTAGACTTGCGTCAACACCAACCTTATTGAATGCAAACACGATGTCTCCGTCGATGTACTTCTTGAGTTTCTTACCCATGTTGATGATGTCGCCCATTGTATTAGCGGCACCACGATGAGTGTTGATTAGAATCTCTGAAGGTACGGTACGTGCACGTTTGGCGTTCTGTTGTTTTGC